ACCACCATACGGACAAAGCGAGCGTCCGCAAGTGCGCTATCAAGTGAAGCGGGGTCAATATCAATCAACAGCAACTTACCATCTGCGGATGTAGTGTCAAGTGACGCGCCAGTTGCGGCAGCGGCGGATGTAATCGCGCCGAGTGTGTTAGCGCCCGTAGCACCAGAGAGTCGATACTTAAACGGGATTTGTACCTCAGCACCAGAGGCGGCGGCGGTTGCGGCTTCCATTGTCACAACAATATTCTGATCGGCAGAGGCGGCGGTCACAACGCCCATGTAATAGAAAAACGTAGCATGAAGCGCGTTTTTCAAATCAACAAACGGGGTAGCATACGCAGTACCAGCCGAATCAACGGGGGCTTTCAAGGGGACGATATTCTCCCCAATTCCAAAGCGTGCATCTTTCATTTTATATTCTCCTTTGTACTAACCTATTACTAGGTTGCACTCCCCAAGACAACGAAGGGGCTGGTCGTAGCTGAACCCTTATAAGGGGTGAGAGCTGAGGCAAAAGCGGACTGACCATCGGCGCGATAGATAAAGCGGGCGACTTCTTGGTCGGTCAAAAATTCAACGTGCATTGACGTTGCATATTCAACATCGCCCTTTTCCCAGAGCAGGTATTGAGACATGTCAGCGAGTACGATGTCACCTGTGGTATTCAGCGCGGCGTTAAATTCCGTCTCTACAACGGGCTTGCCGTATAGAGTGCGGACACCATCGGCTGTATAACCAGCGTAGGGGAACAAGACAGCGGTAGAGCCGACTGCAAAGAGCGCGTCAAGCTGCGGCGCGCATTCGGGGTTGACGTACCATTTAGCGTTAGCCTTAGAGCGCATGGAAAGGCGCGCCCACATTGCGGAGATGTCAGTACCGAGAATCTTTGAGCCAGTGTCACGGGTCACGGTAATCAATGAGCCGCTCTGCATGAAACCTTGCGGACCAGAAACGCCCAAGCCGTTCATAATGTCGTCATTGAGCATGAAACCGATTTCTTCACGGCATCCCTGTTCAACGATTGCGCTAAACTGCGCGGCATCTTTCAAGAGTTCGTTGGTGTCATAGACTAACACGCCGTACTTTTTGAGTTCCCACTGAATGCGGCGGAAACCAGGCTTAGACTTAGTAACTGTATCACCTTCAGCCAAACGATAACCACGCAAGCCGCCCCAGCGTGAGCCAGTGGCGCGTGATGTTTCGTCTACGCCGTTAATCCATCCGCTGTTACTGTTGGACGATACGGGCAGCTTGTTAGCATCAGCAGAGAACACGCCTGCTTCGTGGATCGGTTTGATTACCGAGGGGGTGAGTGTCGGCTCTAACAAAATCCCACCGTCACTAGGAACGCCTTCGGATGCACCCTGTACCGCCTTGGTAGAACCAATAAGACGGGCGAGGCGCGGGTCAACTTTACGGCCGTAAGAGGTCGTAAAATCACGGACGGCGATAACCTGCTCCGCGATTGATTTGAAGGTGTGGTCGCCTTCATCGGTCAATACTTGAATTGTTCCAACAGACTTGACAGGTTCGGTTGCGGCGATTGCTTTAGTAGCACCCGCTTCGGCGGCCTGTGACAGCATCTCTTGGAGTTTTACATCATCGATTTCCATTTTAATTACTCCTGTTGATTTGGTTTGAATTGTGTCAGGCTTTGTTTCAGCTTCGGGCTTATCCTGCCCGCCTTGCCTATCGTCAACCTGTGTAACGCCCAAAGATTTGAGCGAAATTACCGTGTTACGTGGTTCTGCTGGGGTGGGTGTGAGGCTTGCATCAAGTCCAAGCGGCCATGCTGTAATTTTCCAAGCCTTGCCAACCTGTTCACGCTCCACTAAATGCCCCGCCGTACCGCTTGACCAGCCGAGCTTTCCAGCTAGTCCAGCTTCAATGATTGCCTTTTCGTAATCATTACGGGCGGTCAATATCACTTCCGCAAATATGCCCGCTTCGTCTTTTGTCAACGTTGCGCGGCTCATTCTGTTTTTGTATTCGATTCGTTTTCCGCCTGCCTCTACTGGTAAGCGGTGATTGAAGTACACGTCCGATTCGGTTACGTCCCCAAAGTCGGTATCAGCAGCAAAAAAATCACCTGTTAGGTCAGTATTCTTTGCGTCCCCATAATTCACAAGATAGCCGCCGAGTTTCACGCTCCCGTCATCCATCTTGACGGCCTTGATTGCATTGCCAAATGATACAAGGTCAGTGTCAATTGACTTAGCGGCGGGTTTCCATGTTTCTTGCACTTCTACCCACATTTCCCGCGCTACGAATACGGGCATCCCATCCGCGCCCGCCTTGTATTTGATTTTGTAGTATTTCCCGTCAACACAGGCGATAATGTGATCTGGGTAAACTTCCTCGACTTCTGGCATTTCTGGCGTTTCAGGCTGCGGATTGAGCAACTTATCAAACGCCTCCTTAACTTTATCTACCTGTTCGCTAATACTTTCCATAATCCTCCACAACAAAAAACGGCGTTTGAAAATGGCACAAAAAACTTGTGTCATCTTCAAACGCCGTTCGCTTTAACTTACTAACGTGTAAGTGCTGTCGTCACTCTCGCTTGATTTTTTTATTCAATTGTTATGTTTAGGCTATGACAGGGATCGAACCTGCCGTACCATATCCGCCGAAAGGCGTCCGATTGCTATCGCCATTGAGCAACCCATAGCCTAAACATTTACGCGCCAATATTACCACACTTTTATTGTTTTTATTTCTGTATTATTGTTTTTAACACATGCTTAATCCCATTTTCCCTATCAGCTACTATTTTCAGAAAATCAAAACTAATAATAACCACGTTAGAAAAGCCATTTTCTTTTTTTATATTTTCTTGTATTTTTTCCAGTTGCTCTATTGTAGTTATTTTCCTATCTAGTAGCATTGTTTTATTGCCACTTCCATAGATTCTACCAGCCATGTCACTACCATCGAAATTATAAGATATAAAATATAGATGTTTCATTTTATGCAACCTTTCCAAGTATCCTAGTATTCGAGCTTTCGTCAACTTCCACAATCTTCATCCCTGCCCGTTCCATCATATCCGCCAGCACCTTCGGCGGGAAGTACCATAAGTGTGCAAAGCGCAACGCCCCGCCTTTGGTGTTTTCGCCTGGAACTTCAATCAGCACGTAATCAGTTGATAGGGAGTAGTACCACTCCAATTCGCGCATAGGATTTGTTGTATGCTCTAATACGTGGATGGAAGTTACTAATTCAAACTGTTTATCGTCAACGCCGCCAAAATCAAACTCACCATATTTTTTATTTATATCATCAGAGCCGCGCAATTCCGCGCCGACCTCCTGCAACAGATACCCGCGTGACGCGCCAATATCCGCATGGCTTGACGGTACGATCCCGCGCCTATCCAGCCAGAGAGAAACATCCAACCCCCGCCGCCTTTCGTCCGCGTCCATTGCTTCGGTTGATAGTCCTAGCGTCTGTCGATATAGTCCGCTTGAATAGTACTGTGCAATCCGTTCATCACTCATGCGGGGTGATTGTGCCACAAGTCCACAAGTGGGGCATTTTACAAATGTACTGCTAGTCATAACAGACAAGTCCCCTCCGCAAAACTCAACAGTTAGGGCGGGGGCGGATATAACTGTACGATGCGGGAGTAGAGGAGTGTTACAGTAATAACAGGATGTAGATGTAATCCAATTATTCATTCATACTTTCTTAGTGCATTCCAGTGATCGGCGCAATAGGCTTGACGGGTTGCGGCTCGCAGATCGGCGCGACAATATATTTACGGCGAATATCCAGCTTGCCGCATGGGGGGATTGGCTGAATTGACAGTATAAGCAGTGCAAACAAGATGATTAATTTATTCATTGGGTTATCCTTCTGGTTCTGGTAACGGCCCAAGCCAACGGGTGAAGTAATTAGGCGAAATATCACCCTGCACGCAGTAATAACAATCCTTCCCCTGCTCATCAATTTTATATCTGACAACCTTCCACCTGCCCGTTAAGTGGTTATATGCCCAATAAAATACCCCTCTCTTGCGCCGTTTATTTTAAGCGGTATGTCTTTTACACCTAGTGTTACGTG